CTTTATTACCCTAACATACTCACCAGAACATCTACCCAAATATGGCTCTTTAGTTAAGAGGCATTTTCAATTATTCATGAAAAAATTAAGGAAAAAATATAATGGAAAAAAAATCAAATATTTTATGTGCGGAGAATACGGCGAACGGAAAGGGAGGCCTCATTACCATGCTTGTTTATTCGGGCATGTGTTTAACGATACTAAATTGCATTCCGTTAACAACAAAGTCTATCCACCCGTTAAGCTATTTACATCTAAAACCCTCACAAATTTATGGGGCCTCGGGCACTGCTCAGTGGGAGATGTTAACTTCGCCTCAGCGGGCTACGTTGCTAGATATATCACTAAAAAAATTACGGGAGATCCAGCCGTCCATGTATACAACAAAATTGATTACTCAACGGGTGAAATCCTTGAAGAAAGATTACCCGAATATGCTAACATGTCTTTACGCCCTGCAATCGGAGAAGAATACATTAGAAAATTCTTTCGAGACATATACCCCCATGACTCAATTACAATGCATAGAGATGGCAAAAGCGTTGAATGTCAACCCCCCAAATTCTACGATAACATCTATGATGAAATTCAAAAAACAATTTGCCCTAAATTAACGCCACTATCAGATATTAGAATAAGGAGGATAATAAAAGCAGAAGAAAAACAGGAAACAAACACGACCGAGAGATTACGTGTCAAAAAACGAATCTTAATAAATAATACTAAAACCCTAATAAGGGAATATGAAAAGGAAATAGATGAAGCAACTAACATTTTCAATCAAGGACAATAAAACAGGTATTTACCATCGTCCCATGTACTTGCCACACCCTCAACAGGCTGTCAGACAATTTGAACAAATTGTTAATGACCCTCAATCAACTATAAACCGTTATCCTGAAGATTACCAGCTTGTACAGCTTGGTGAATTTGATGATGAAACAGGTATAACCTTAACACTTGATACCCCGGAATTCATTGCTCATGGATACTCATTACTTAAAAAGGATTTAGGAGGAACTAAAATTGACTAAAAGAAAGAGAGTTACTACTCGACCCCCTTCTGGGAACGGTAGAACACAACAGCATCAGAAAGCAGAATGCGACATAAATAACATTGTCGCAAAAGCAGAAAAAACCGGTATAATTAACCGGATAAATAAAGAAGCAAGGTATGGAGACTTTTCTAATGGATTAGAGTACTCTGAAATGATGGAAAGAATAAGCCACGCAAAAGAGGACTTTATGTCTTTACCATCAAATATTAGGGCTAGATTTAAAAACAGTCCTAGACAACTCATTGACTTCTTAAATGACCCTGAAAACAAGGCGGAAGCCCAAGAGTTAGGCATTATTGCAACTCCTGTCCCCGAAAATGTCAATGTCCCCTTAAACGGCTCGTCAGAGCCTCCTGAGGATGCACCCGAAGAACCGGAACCTATTACTAACTAATAGGTTCCGGATAGCGTATCTTTACTTGATATAAATACGCTAGGTGACACCAAATCTTGAAAAAAGTAAAATAAAACTTGGATTTGGTGTCGCCAAAATTATATACTCAGATATAATCTAAAAACAAAAAAGGGAAAAAATATGCCTTCAAATATGAATCACAGCTTCGGTCAAATTCCATCTGTGTCTATGCCGAGGTCTAAATTCAATAGAGACCATCGTCATCTTACAACTATGAACGAAGGATTAATCACGCCAATATTAATCGATGAGATTGTTCCTGGAGATACATTACAATGTAATGCCTCAATACTGGCAAGAATGGCTACCCCCATTTTCCCGATAATGGATAATATGGTACTAACAACCTCATTCTGGTTTGTACCTCTTCGCCTACTATGGGATAACTTCCAAAAATTCATGGGCGAACAAATCGACCCGGGAGACTCTACAAGTTTTGAAACTCCACAAGTTGAAACTCTTGGATGGACAGAAGATTCTTTAGCCGATTATTTCGGCTTACCATTAGGCGTCGCGATGTCTTCCGCAGCATATTTCCATAGAGCATATGCGCTAATATATGACCAACATTTCAGAGACCAAAATCTAATAAATTCTCTAAACCTTCCCCGTGACGATGGTCCGGATAACGGAGCAAACGTAAAATATATAAATCTTCAAAGAAGGGGAAAACGGTTTGATTACTTCACATCATGCTTACCTGAAGCTCAAAAAGGTGACTCCGTTCCTTTACCACTTGGAGACAATGCTCCGGTTTGGGGTACAGGTAGAAGTTTAACTCTTACCGATGGAACCGATTTTGAAGGGTTTGTAAAAACTGATACCACAGCACATTATGCAACGTTATCATCCCAAGCATATAACAAAGCAGTCGGGACGGCTGCTGGTACAACTGGAACCGTAAACGTTGCCGAAGCGCTCGGCGTTATGGAAGAAGTTGCAGGAGTTGAATCACCTCTGTATGCCGACCTTACAGGGTCAACAGCGTCAACTATAAACGAGCTTCGTCTCGCCTTCCAATTACAAAAACTCAAAGAGCGCGATATGAGAGGCGGAACTAGGTACAGTGAAATTATACAAAGTCATTTCTCCGTCCGCTCTCCTGATAGCAGACTACAACGCCCCGAATATTTAGGCGGTGGTTCAAAATATATTAATGTTACGGAAGTTCAACAGAACTCTGCATCACCTGCTACACCATCATCGACAGATACCCCACAAGGTAATCTTGCAGCATATGGAAAAGTTTCTTCTACTAGAAACTCGTTCACAAAATCATTTACCGAACATGGTGTTATTATGGGGTTAGCTTATGTATCTGCCGACCTTACTTATCAGCAAGGTCTAGATAAAATGCATTCCCGATTATACAAGTATGATCATTACTGGCCAGCTTTAGCAAATATCGGTGAACAAGCTGTTCTTAATAAAGAGATCTATTTCGATGGAACGTCCGCAGACGATGATGTCTTCGGTTATAATGAAAGATGGTCTGAGATGCGTTATAAAAGATCTAATATTACATCAGCTTTTCGCTCTTCAGCAGCAGCTAGCCTTGACTCATGGCACTTATCGCAAGACTTCGGCTCTACCAGACCAGAATTAGATGATGTATTCATCGAGGAAGAAGCTCCAATGGCACGTGTCAAAGCAATAACAAGTGAACCAGATTTCATTTGTGATATATGGTTTGATTATAAACATACCAGACCAATGCCTACATACTCAACGCCTGGTTTAATAGACCATCACTAATGCCAGAGCCAATCTCAACAGGGTTAATATTAGGCGCTTTAGGAATAAGCGCCGGCTCTACCGCTTTTCAAAACTGGATGAACTCCAGAGAAGCGAAAAAAAACAGGAAATTCCAAAAAGGAATGTCCGACACGGCTCATCAAAGGGAAGTCCGCGACCTATATGGCGCGGGACTAAATCCTATACTATCAGCATCAAAAGGTGGAGGCGGAGCCTCAACTCCATCAGGGAGTACAGCAAAACATGAATCAATGGCAAAAGGATTACCGGAAACACTTATCAAACAAAAACTTGCAGAACAACAAGCACGAGTTACAACTGGGCAAACGGCCCAAATGGATGCAAATACTGCGGTTCTGCGTAACACCCCTTTTGTACAGCGCGCTACGATACGTCGGGAAGACGCTCTTACAAACCTTACAAACGCAAAGACAGTAAACGAAATGGCTCAGCATAATAAAACTGGGTTAACAGACAAAATATTTAAAGCAGTAAAAACAGGTTACGACAATGTCGCTCTTCCTGTAAAACAACTCTATGAAGGTATGGAGAACGCGACCGATAAAACGAACGTGAAACTCCATAATATAGAGAGAAAACTAAAATGGAAGTCAGACAACAAAAAACCAAAACTGCTAATAAAAAATAAATATCTAAAAGAAAAACCCAGAAATTTCAAAAAACTTCAATACAAACCTTACTAGGAGGAATTATGCGTAAGAGAAAAAGATTATCCAAAAGGAAATCAAAAGGACTATTTAAAAGGGGTGCTAAAATCTCGAAGAGAAATATTATAAGACCTAAAAGAGGTGGCGAACGAGCCTAAAAACCCCCAAGCCGACGCGCATTTTGCGCGCCGGAAACTTTAAAACGAAAGACATTATATGACATGCTTTCATCCCGTCACAGCTTACAGAGTAAGCGAGGGGCACAGTTCTAACGGTAAGTGGCCCATAACTAGAGACCCTAATAAGGGTTTCATAGATAAAACCGTAATAATACCATGCGGTGGCTGCAAAGGCTGCCGCCTGGAACGCGCCCGACAATGGGCGGTCAGATGTATGCATGAAGCACACATGCATGATGATAACAACGCCTTTATTACCCTAACATACTCACCAGAACATCTACCCAAATATGGCTCTTTAGTTAAGAGGCATTTTCAATTATTCATGAAAAAATTAAGGAAAAAATA